TTATTCCAGTTATAGTCAGGACCAAAATGCCTCATGTATTCTACCCCTAATGCCATGCTATGTTTATTTTGCATTTCTACTTCATTTAACATACTCACGCCATCGTCTGCATATTCTTTTGTCCAACGTATTCCTACTCTGTGATTTTCTAATGTAAAAAATGGTTTACTTAAACTGCAAGTCACTTCTTTAATTGCAGGATAATCATTTAAATTTAAATGGCAGTTTTTACTTATTCCCCAATATGCTAAATCTAAACATACAGGTATATCCATAACGTTACATATTTTCATTAATTGTTCAAACTCTGGATGCATACAACCAAAGTCACTAAAAGGTGCACTGATTAATAATGCATGTAATCCTGGGCCTTTTATAATACCTTCTAGATGATGTGGAGAATCCACATACTTAAATTCTACATGTTTGCCTAAACATGCGTGGTATTGAAAATCTCCTTTCAGCACAATTATTTCTCTATCTTTACTGTGCCTTAAAATAAACTGATCGAATGTTTGACTTGTTCCTTGTGTGTAATCAGCAAAACCAAAATGGTGCAATCCTTCTATGCTATTTAATGAACCGTAGTTCATCCATTCATTCCATACAGATGCATAGTGCTCTATAGTAACTGGTAGTAAAGGTTGCAATATATTGTCGTGAAATTCTGACACTTCACTATTTCTAATAGGTCTTGCTCCTCTAATTGCAGGCATCTTCTAGACTCCCTAAAAAGTTTTCATTGCTTTGCACTCTAAATATACCTTTTGTTATGTGATAATAATTTGTGTTTATTTGTTCTTGTGTATTTACTAATACGTCAAGCAAATCATTAGTTGACATTGCTTGTAAATCTTTTATAAGTTCGTGGCATCCGTTTACTCTGTCCCATAAAGTATCTGCATTACTCCAACTTAGATCCCAGCAATCTCTAAAAACTTTAAATCCAATTTTTTCCATTTCTTCGTTTATGCCTTTACAACCAAAACTTATAAATGGCTTTCTGTAATACATAGGTATCATCTGTTTCTCATCTGCATACCCATATCCTTCTCCTTCGCCTCCGGCTATAATTGCAATATTAATATCGTCGTATAGCCATTTTGCAGGAAGACCTCTTGCATGGACACTTGGCATATCTAAAATATGTGCATGACCAAATGCAGTATCTATAATGCTTCTGTACTGTGATTCTCCAACCTGTTTTCTTAATACATCTAAACTATGTAATATTAAATGTGTCTGGTATATCGATTCTTCTGGTCCTATATCTTGGTCTCGTAATAAGCCTTCTATATGCAATGCTTTCAAAGACCAGTTCCTACTATACCTAATTGAATCTAATGTTTTACTGTTTTCTACTAATGACGACATAATGAGTCTATGTGGTCTGGGATTCCTCATTGTGAGCATAAACTTATTAGGACATGTAACATAGTCTTGTATATGGTCAGGTGCATCTACTTCCTCGTCTCTAAAATGCCATTGGGCCATTTTTCTAACAGTTTTATTATAATGCACTCTATCAAAGTACCAAAGTTTTGTAACAAACTGTACATTAGGCATATTCATTATTGTTTCTGCTGTAGGCGTAATGTGTGTGTGCCCGGAGCCACTTAATACAAACGTTAAGTTCGTAAACTTTGTTACTAAACTTAAAAGTGCTTCGTCATTTTGACTAAAGAAAAAAGGTTCAGTTGTCGTGTATATTAAAATTATTTTTTTATTGTCCGGGTAATAAGTTTCAGCATCACCACAGATTTTTTCAATTGGATACAGTATAGCATCTATAGGTGTACTTTGAAAATCAATTGGAAATACGCATATTTCGTTTTCACCTACAGGTTCGTATTGCTTACTAACCATAGCAGATTGATATTTTTCTGAAAGGTGATCTCGCCATTCAAATAATTGTGTTATTTCTTCCAGCGGATAATGATCTTGTGACAGAGGTACCTCTGGTATATTTGTGTTGCTGTATTTGTATATAAACCTAAACATATTTTTATCCTGGCGGAGAGTGAGAGATTCGAACTCTCGGTACAGTTACCCGTACTCTTCCTTAGCAGGGAAGTGCTTTAAGCCACTCAGCCAACTCTCCTGTTTTGATATTTATCGGTAAAAATCTGTATATGTGAAAATTAATGATAAGTATGTACTATGTATAACCACCACATTACAGCAGTACATGTTGAAGCAACAGATAGATGTAATGCTCAATGCCCTGTGTGTATACGTTCGTACCAAGGTGGCCCTGTAAATGATATTGTTACTGATAGTGAATTAGGCTTAGCACATTTCAAAGAGTACCTAGGAGATGACTTTTGTTCTAAAGTTGCAACTTGGAACTTTTGCGGTAATAAAGGAGATCCTGCTAGTGCTTTGGAAGTTTTAGATATATTTGAATATCTTTTAAAATGCAATCCTGAGGCAAAAATAGACATGCGAACTAATGGTGGTGCTAGGAGTGAAAAGTTTTGGACTAGATTAGGTGCACTATTTAATGATTCAAGATGCAATGTAGTTTTTGCTGTTGACGGTTTAGAAGATACAAATCATATATACAGAAAAAATGTTAAATGGTCTAATTTGTATAGAAATATGAAAGCATATTTTCAAAATGGTGGCTATGGAAATGGATGGTTTGATACACTAAAGTTTGGGCACAATGAACATCAATGGGACGAAATAGAAGCACTTTCAAAAAGATTTGGTGTTTGGACTAATTTTAAAGAACCATATGGCTTTGCTAAACTGCCAAACGGAAAACTTAAAACTATCCCGGTATACGATAGAAATCCAGACTGGCGAGGAAATTATAATCCGTTATACACTATTAAGCCACATGGCGATGTAGAGTATGAAGACCCTGCATATATGCCTATGGCCGAAGAAGATGTTAATCAAAAAGAAGTATTCTATGATTACAACTATGATGAATTATTTAAATACAGCGACACCGCTATTAGTTGTGTTGCTAATCAACCAGATAACGACCATTACGAAATATTTTTAGACTGCGACGGTAGTGTTTATCCTTGTTGTTTTATAGGATCAAGATTGAACTATGGTGAGGATCAATTAGAGGCTATGCTAAAAGATGAGAATATTGTTCTATCACCAAATAACACAATACACGACATACTAAAATCTAGATACTTTATAAAAACTGTACCAGATGGCATATCAGGTAAGTTTACTGATACTAACCTAACTATAGAAGGAAAAACAAATCATTGTTTAACATGTATAGACTGCTGTGGCATGAAGATGGAACTTTCTCATATGAAAGAATCGTAAACCGATAAATAGTAGTATGCCTAGATTAAGTTTATGGAATCCAACGAAAACCAAAGACTTCGAATTCATTGATAGAATAGTCGGAGAACACCTCCACGCGGGTGGAACAGGCGTTCACGTCCACAAATACTTAGGAATACAAGATTCGCCTGCATCAGGTGATCCTACTAGACCAGGTGGATCCGATAAAAATTCAGAAGTTTTTATACAAGATTTATTATTTTTAGAAAATAGAGATAGAAAATACAGCAAAGATATTTTTGAACTAAGAGCACAATATAATTTAGGCGATAATGACTCGTTTGATTTAACACAATTTGGTATGTTCTTAGCCAATGATACTTTATACTTCAATTTCCATACAGAAAGTATGGTAGAAGCAATAGGCAGAAGATTAATGCCAGGTGATGTATTAGAAATACCTCATCTCAGAGACGACTTGTTACTTGGTAGTGACGATGCTATAAACAGATATTTTGTTGTTACTGATGCCAGTAGGCCTGCAGAAGGCTATGATGCTAGATGGTGGTCACATTTATGGAAATGTAAAGTTGGCCCTATAACAGACAGTCAAGAATACAGAGATATACTTGGTACTGGTGAAGAAGAAAGTGATCTTAGAAATCTTATCAGTAAGTATAAAGATGAAATTATTATCAATGATAAAATACTAGAACAAGCAGAAAAAGATATACCTAATGCATTTAAACTTAATTCAGATCATTTATATATTGAGGAGTCTACAGGTAAGCCTGGTGTAGGGTTTAGTTCAGGTCAAGTACCCAACGGCGTTAGTGTTGTTGGTAGTGGAGCATCTTTTCCTGCAAGTGGCGTTAGCAATGGCGACTATTTCTTAAGAACAGATTTTTCACCAAACAGATTATTTAGAAAAGACGGAACACGTTGGCTAAATGTAGGCTCAGACTATACAGGCAATTGGGCGGCGGCTAATAGGCTGTTAGAAACATTTGTTAATAATGATACATTTGTAACATATAGTGATGGCGAAGTTGCGGCAGAAAAAACAAATTTAAGCAAGGCTGTAAAGCCTAAGACGGATAACTAATGGCTGGCAAGAATTTAGATTGGTGGTACGATGAGCAGTTGAAAAGATATTTGATTCAACTTATCAGAGTATTCTCTAATTTTAAAGTAGAAGAAAATACAGAAAAGGGCAAACACTATAATAGAGTTCCTGCACGTTACGGTGATATGAGCAGAATGGTCGCTAGTATTTTGCGTAATAATTCAGAGAATGTTATTAATAGTGCACCTTTTATAACTGTAACAATTGGCAGTTTGCAAATTGCTAGAGATAGAACATTCGATCCTTTCTTAGTTCAAACAGATCAAGTTGCAGAACGTGAGTTCAAGCAAGACGAAAATTCATATGGTACTGTTCAAGGCAACTTATATACAACACAAAAATATATGCCTGTTCCTTATAATCTAACTATTAATGTTGATATATGGACTACTAATACTGATACAAAAATGCAGATAATGGAACAAATTTTAATATTGTTTAATCCATCATTGCAATTATCACAAAATGACAATCCTTTAGATTGGACTAATATATTTGAGTTGGAACTTTTAGACATAAATTGGACTAACAGATCTATACCTGCAGGAGTAGATGAGGCTATTGACATTGCAACATTAAGTTTTGCAGTTCCTATTTGGCTAAGTCCTCCAGCAAAAGTAAAACGTCAAAGTATTATACAGCAAGTTACAACTGATATGCATTCAGTTGATAATATAGAAGAACTAGGATTTAACGAAGGCTATTATGACTTCTTTAAAGACATTGCCGATACAGCAGAAGTTGTTGTTACACCAAACGATTATTATGTTCAAATAACAGGCGCAACTGCTATTCTAATAGATAATGCAAGTGTAACCAAGAAATGGCTAGATCTAATTGAGATGCAAGGTGAACTGTCATCAACTAGTAAATTAAAACTTAACATATCAAACGATACAGATTCTACATTAAATATGATAACTGGTACTATTGCGGCATTACCAGGTAACGACACAACGTTAGTGTTTACATTAGACACTGACACTTTACCATCTAGTACATTAACTAATGTAGATAAAATTATAGATGCTAGAGGAAACTATCCAGGAGACGGTACGTTAGATGCCGCGGCAACTGGACAACGATATCTTATCACAGAAGATATAGATGATGTAGCATATCCTAATTGGGGCATTGATGCAAGTGCAAATGACATTATTCAATATAACGGAACTAACTGGATTGTTATATTTGATGCTTCGGTAACAAGCGATGTTGAGTATGTAACCAATGCAAATACTACCAAACAATACAAATGGCACAATGACTCTTGGATAAGTAGTTATGAAGGAATTTATAACCCAGGATATTGGAGTTTGATATTATAAATGGAAACTACAGCGGCAGGCGTCGTATTTCTTGCTAAAGATACCGGAAGGTGTTTACTACAGTTAAGAAACTCAGACAAACGATTTAAACATACATGGGGTTTTTGGGGTGGCATTATTGAAGGCACTGAAACACCGTATGAATGCATTCAACGAGAACTAGAAGAAGAAATAGGGTTCATTCCTGAACCACTTAAACTTAATCCAATAGACGTATTTCAAAGCAAAGATAAAAAATTCTACTACTATAGTTTTGTATATCTAGTGGAAGAAGATTTTTTACCACCTAGGCTTAATGGCGAAAGTTGTGGATATGCATGGGTTAATATAGGCAATTGGCCACAGCCATTGCATAATGGTGCAAAAGTTACATTACTTAAAAATGATGGCACTGGCAAACTACATACTATTCTAGATATCCATACTACATAAATAAACATATGAGCAAAGGCGAAATAATCGATTTTGTTGTTTTGCGGATAACCACTGAACTAGATAAGTTTGAACGAACTACTACAATCCCACATACACTACTAGAAGGTGCCATAGAGATAGACGAAATACAAGACGTTTACTATGAAAAGTTATCTCCAAAGTATCAAAAAATATTCGATAGACTTTTAAAAGAGTATCACCAAAATATTGGCGAAAATATCGTATCTCTTAAAAAAGCAATGAAAAAAGACTATGCTCGTGCAATGAAGAATCAATCTACTGAGCATAATAGTTTTAGATTTAAAGAAGTAATGAATTCCTATCGTCCAGGTATGAACCCTGTACGAGCTCTTTACTACGAAACAAGAGAAGTTACAAGAAGATATAATCCAGAAAATCCACATCATTATTGGCTTAAAGATCTTATAACAGATAAAGAATTTAATAATATAATATTAGATGCCTTAGGTGCAGACACAAAAAAATTAGAAAGTATAATTAAAAGATATTATTTTCCACTAGTGGAACATGGGGACGGTGTGCCTTTAGAAATGTTTCATGCAAAACAACAACTAAAAGACTTTAGACATTATTATATGTTTTTTCGTTCTACTAAAGATTGGGATAAAGAATTTTACGATGATCACTGATGAGGCGAACCTTCTCTATTTAGAAGCCAGTTAATTGTAATTCTAAAATCAGACTTAATGTCTACTCCTGCACTATGCCAACTATTTTCAGTAACTTTAAATAAAAGTAATTGCCCAGGCATTCCGCCTATTTCTTTTCCAGGACCGCGTTCATCTTCATGCACATTTGTTCCAAATACTTTTTCATCATTTAAGTATATTATACCTCTTGCAGGTATATAAAAGTCTCCATCGTAATTGTAATCGTTGTGTACATCAAGTTTTGAAGTTTTATCAAACATAGCAGTACCCATTGAGACTGTGACAATATCTAAATCCCATAAGTCATTTACTCTTCTAACAATTTCGTCTCTATGTTGATCTAGTAGATCTTGTGCAGGATGCGGAAACATGTTATTGAACTCGTCAAATTTTGTTATTACTACACTGGATTCCTTATATTCATTGTATGCAGATTTAACAAAGTCAGCATCTATAAAATCTATAAGTAGATGTTCAAAAGGCTCGTATTTTATATTATCTTTATGTATTGCATCTAAGTTTATCATTTTGATGTTTTTCTTTCAACTCCGTCCCAATCACCTATAGGCATAGGCTGTTTTATTCTTTCTGCATATAATTCTGCTAAAGTATCATTCCATCGATGATCTTTAATTATTTCTATTTGATTTGAGCATGTTGCCCACTCTCTGTTTTGATATGCATCTACCATTCTATTTATAACTCTTGCATACTTGTGATCGTTTAGTATAGTATAAATTGTTACTGATGATGTTTGTCCTTTAACTGCAATTTTATCTAGCATTACTAAATTTTCAGGTGATGCAATTTGTTTTAATGTATGTTCTGTAAACATAAAGAACACACCATACTCTTTTGTCTGTGCTTCTAAACGTGCCGCTAAGTTTACACTATCACCTAATACTGTATAATCAAAACGTTGATTACTTCCCATGTTACCTACAACTGCATCGCCTGTGTTAATACCTATACCAACACCTAATTCCATTAAGCCATCTGCTTTAAGTTCTTTATTAAGATTTGCTAGTTCTACTTCCATTTCCATTGCTGTTTCTATAGCCAACTGAGCATGATTTTCTACATCAAGTGGAGCATTCCATATTGCCATTAAGGCATCTCCTATATACTTGTCTATTGTTCCTTCTTTACGCATAACTAAATCAGTCATTGGTGTCATATATCTGTTTATAAGTTTGCCTAAACCTTGTGGGTCTGTTTTAAACTGTTCTGATATAGGAGTGAATCCACGTATGTCTGAGAACAAGTAAGTCATTGTTCTTGTATCACCGCCTAACTTTAAGAGGCTTGGATCTTTTTGTAATTTTTTAACCATTGCTGGTGCAAGGTAATGCTCAAATTGTTTTTTAATTTGTTCACGCAATTTAAACTGTTTATAAAAGTTATTAAATGCCGCCTGTGTGAACACTAAGAACCCTGCTATTACAGGGAAAGTAGCATCTACTAATACTAAACTTCCTGTGTATTGTTTTACACTATAATATGCTATACCGCCTAATATAGTTAAACTAATAGGTGCTGTTAATAGCAAAGGTAATCTATATACTGCTAGTGCCACTAATAACATAGTCACAGACGCAATAAGAACCTCTATAAGCGACGATAATTGGCTCCGCTGTATATTTGATCCACTTATAAAGTTTTGTAGCATGTGTGCTTGTATATGCTGTGGATATAAGTTTCCTCTAGGTGTAGGCACTGGGTTAGCAATACCTTCTGCTGTAACACCTACTATAACAAATTTACCTGCTAAGTCTGGTATGCTTTCTGCACCCTCATACTCTATTTCTGTAAACTTATTATTAAAACGTATATATGCTGTACCGTTTGGTTGTGTAACAATAGGTTGGTATCCTTTAACAGCAATTTCCTGTATGCCTATTTCATTTGTTTTAACAATGTAACTTTTATTACCTGTTTTGACTCTCAACATCTCTACTGCAAAAGAGGGATAAATTTTCTCACCTACAGTAATTGCTAATGGGTATGTTCTTGTTTGGTTGTCTGGTTGTGGTGCTGATGCATTTACTCCTTTGCCGTTACTTGCTGATTCTATAGTGTCTATATTAGTAACAAGATTAGGCCACTTTAACAAATAATCTTTTGCTGGAACTGGCCCTATTGTGCCTGTGCCTATATGTGGTCCTGTTGACTTTACACCTTTGACACTCGGTGCTTGGCTTATAACATTATAGTTTACAGGATTACGTCTAGCACCCGGTACGTTCATTACGTTCTGATTCAGCATACCTGCAAAACTGTCATCTCCTCCAAATCTATCTGCTTCTGGAAACATAATAGTCCATCCAAGTACGCCACCATTTTTCATAGCAACGTCTACAACCATTTGTGCATAGTATTGTCTAGGGAAAGGATATTGGCCGTATTTTGCTAAACTTTTTTCGCCAATGTTAATAAGTACAACATCTTGGCTTTGTACTATTTCATCTAATTGTTGGTAACTGTCAAATACTTGACCGCGTAATGATTGTAATGGAGTAGGATCAATTACCCTAAGTACGAGTAAAAGAAGAATTGATACTGCTACTGCGTACCCGCTATATAACCATTTCATAGTTATATTTATCGGAAAAACTACCCTTTTACTACTTCTCTAAAGTGATCAATAGTAAGTTGCATGCCTTCTTCTAGAGGCATAAGTGTCTCATCTGACATATCAACATGTATCAAGGATTCCACATTTGCACTTACTGTAGCACCTGCAATCTCGCCTGGTCTCATTGGTAAGTTAATTACCTTACTACTGCTACCACTTAATTTTATAATAAGTTCTGCAATTTCTTGAACTGTTTTATTATCCTTAGGACCAACTTCTACTGCTTCTGGAAATACGTTTCCTACGTATGCTTTTTCTGTAGCAATAACTAACGCATGTGCTACATCACCGACCCAACACATGTCACTAACTTGTGATCCATCACCGTATACTTCTATGTCCATATTGTCTAATGCTCTGCAGGCAAACGATGGCGTAATCTTTCTTACTTTAGAGTCACCCCATGGCGGTACTGCTCTTTGTCTGGGACCGTATGCATTCATGGCTCTAACAATGTTAACCTGTGTGCCTCTATCATTATTATACATATCAATAAAACGCTCGACCATTGTTTTTGTTATAGAGTAAGGATTATTCATCCAATGATTTCCTACACCAATGTAAGTGCCAGGCAAGTTATATTGTGCCGCGGCTTCTAGCATATTAAGTCCGCCCATTAAATTACTTAATGCGGCTGGTCTTGGGTTTTGGATTGTTTCTTGTGTGCCTAATACTGCGGCTAAATGTATCCAACTGTCTACATGTGCCATTGCTTCAGTAACAGCAACTTCATCTCTTACATCTCCAAGTATCACTGGGCAAGGATAATTTCCTCTATTATAATGATCGAAGATTACAGGTTCATGCCCTCTTTCCTTTAATTTTTCTACTACATAAGAACCGATAAATCCTGCTCCGCCTGTTACTAATACTTTCATTCTATTCTCCTAAATTGAATCTGGCCAATATTCTTTTATTATATCACTAAAAACAGCATGGCCTTTCTGTAACTGTATTGTGTTTAATTTTTCCTTATAATAGTATTTCTTTGCTTTAAAAAAGAAACTATGTCCGGGGTTTGTTCTTCTTGTTAATGTATTTACTGCATCATGTTCTCGTGCTTTGCAATTTTGTAATGTATATTTCTCTACTGCTGAGTTTACATTTTTTAATTCTGCTTTTGGATTATGACTTACTATCTTTATTAATTCTCTAGCAGGATTGTCAAGCATATCTTCATATCCTATTTGTATTGGTGCTTGTAATCCATATACAAATGAATCTTCATATTGTATCTTAGGTATAAAATTAAATAATGCTCCTTCCTCTAAAAAATAATCGTAGTATTCTGATTCTGTTAATTCGCATGTTTTTTCTTGAACTAACTGCGTGTAGTTCCATGCACTACATACAACATCTAATGGATGCCTGAAAACATGTATATCTGGACGAATACTAATTGGGTATTCTGTCTTTTTAACAAGTTCATCTAAAATTGTTTTATCTGTTAAGTCGCAGAAATAGTCTGGCTTATGTAGTAATTCAATTGCCATCCATACTAACCAACTGCCTCCACTTTTAGTATAACTTGCTACTAACACCAATGCTCCTTTATCCAGTTATCTGCAGGCCATGTATGATCAACTTCGTGTGGTTGTGGCTTGCCGTGAAAGAATACCATATTAACTGTATCTGGTAGTGTGCGGACAGTTGCTAATGATTGTGCTTTATAACTTACACATTGATTAGGAAATTCATCTTGTAATCTAACAACCTCAGGAACATCTATAAAATCTGTTAATGCAGGTCTTGGGTTTTTATTAATTCTAACAACACCCATGCACTCTTCTAAAAATTGATTGGTTCCGCCCCATTGTGTGTAATCGCAATCTAAGTTAGGATAGTCTTTAGGTTCATATTTAGATGTAAAGTATTTCCATACTGCATCTCTAATTTCTTTATTCCACATAATGTATGCAGTTTGTAATCCTGATAGCCAACCAAAGTCACTAATAGTTGCAAACGGTTTATCTAAACCTATAATATGATCTATGTTTCCTGTAATAATTGTATCTAAATCCATATATACTAATTGATCATTATGTTCATGCTCTGGATTAGTAAGTCCTATAATATACCACCATACAGGCAAGTCTACTAAAAACTCTCTTGTTTCGCATTCGACATCTGTAGGATCATCTGTATAACAGATAAATCTATGCGGAACAGTTACATATTTTTGTATTGCATGGTATAAGTTATTTACATACTCAGGACCAAATTTAGGACCCCATTTAAAACATACTATATCTATCATTTAAAATACTTCCTTTGGTGTTCTTGATTACTAGCATTACAAATATGATTCATCACTAAATTAGGTTCTTCTCTGCCTTTATCTTTAATTGTATTCCATATTGCATTAAGTTGCTCGTCTTGTTTAATAACATTATCTAATCTGTTCATCATATTATGTATCATATCACCATTAGGTATATCTGCTGTTATCATTCCGCCCCATGTAGGCACTTTTAATTCGTGCCTTAGTTTGTTGCCATCTATATCTCCGTTAACAGCATTAACTAATATAGAATGATGTATGTTTGTACCATTAATACATTGAACCATGTTCATTGCTATAGCACGTTGCACATCATTGCCTATATCAACTATTGTGTCGCAAATAGATAGTATCCAGCGAATATCATAATGCTTTAGTATAACATCTAAATATTCATTTAGCAAGACCCAAAATTCATCTCTTGATTGTTGATCATTAGTGTTTCTTCTTAATTTGATTATTTCTGCAACAAGCATATGACACACTTCTGGCTTTCCTATAAATTCTGCTCTAACAGCCTCTATATTCTTGTCCATATCTTGTATGCGATTTAGATTTCTAGCAGGTTCGCTACCTTGAATGATTTCTAAATTTGGGTCATCGATCATATTACATATTTATAATATGCTTTTTTAGATAATACGTTTATCGGATTGGGATATATAAACACTTTCCTCTGCCTTTTAAAACAGAGGAAGTGTTAGAATAAGTAAAAAATATTACTCACACTCTTTAGGATTCTTTGAGCAGTATTCCATTAGTTTCTGATACATCTTAATTTGACGTATAAACTCTCGGACCTCCTCTTCAGTCACCTGCTCATCCTCTTTCGAGGGTGTTGCTATTTCCTTTTCGTTCTTTTCCAAAAACTTAAAGGGTTTAAAGAATGAGCGTTTTACTTTTTTGGCTCTTCTTTTGGTTCTTTATCGTCTTGAACTGAATCAGTAGATTCATCTACAGCGGAAGCAACAACTTCAACTGAACCGGCAACAATATCACCAGCACCTTGGACTATGCCAACGCCTAGTTCTGCACCTGTTTGTAAGATGTTACCACCTTCATTAACAACTGCACCTGTTACTTTAGAGACACCATTAAAAACTGTGTCTGCAGTATCGGATACGCCGTCAACTATTGCTTCATTGATTGTTCCAATCGATGCACAACCTTGAGCAAAGATTACGAAAAAGATTCCTAGAAATGCATTCTTAAAATTATTCATTAGTTTTCTCCTTATATATAAAGTGTTATAAAACCATCTGTTATTATAACATATAGTATTTATCTAAATTTTACTATCCGTGTGGGTGAAGCGGATCACCAAACATGCTATTTTGCTCATGCAAAAGTAATTGATAGACCAGATTGTCTTTGGTTTGGTCGTTAGTACATGTATCTATTAGACCTAATATTTGATTTCTTTCTGCTTCTTCTATGAAATAAATTAAGTCACACCATGCCCACAATATTATAAACATAAGTGAACAGGCTATAATATAAAATATAACCGCAGGAAAAAAGTATGTGAATATTGCAAAGTGTACAAACAATACAGATAGTGAGTATATTTTAAGACTGTTAACCCACTTAGTTATCATTGCTCTTAAATTGTTCTATATAAGCATTGCTATGCCAATATGTGTCTAACACAATATCTGCCACAAGAGCAATTAGGACTAGTGTCATAATCACAGAAAGATATATGTTTATACCGGCTGTTATCTTCAACCACTTGATCATATGTTTCATTACATGTAATTATAGCAGAAAAAAAATTGTTTGTCAAGTCCTATTGGGTGCCTTGTGTGACTGTTACTGAACAGCCTCCTGATGTTACACATGTTTGACTAAGTGTATAACTCTGGTTTGTTCCGCCTTGTTGTAATAATGTTACATCTGAAGGCTGACTTCCGTATAAATTAATTGTGGCTGTATGGGCGCCGTCTCCTTTTTGCTCTCCATTTACATTTATTGGCTGAGCTGTACTGGCATTTAGGTAAACATTTTTTACACCATTACCACGTTGTCTCCAAAATACATCACTATAGTCTGCATTATATAAACGTACATCCATTGTATGGTTTGTATAAAGTTGACCTGATACTTGACTTAATGTTATTTCTCCATTATCAGCATGTTGGTCTAAATTTATTAAATGGCCGCCATCGTTGTAATCACCTGCAGTGGCACAACTTGTATCATTAATATTTATTAAATGGCAACCTTGTGATATTGTAATTTGATTATCGTTTCCCCAAACATGTAATCCTATTGTGTTACTTTCATTATTAGGACCGTCATTAACTTGGAAGGTAGTTATTTCGTTATTGTTGCCGTCAATGTCTCCACAGAATGTGGTATTGGTACAATTAACCGCTCCCCATAATGTGGTATAACCAAATTTATTTCTGTCACCAAACTGACTTACATTTACTGTATTCCCGTCTCCGTCCATGCTAAAGTAAACTTCATTAAAGTCACCTTTTTGTACTATACCTAAATTTAAATTATCTGCTTTAGCATAATTTAATCCTAAGTCTACATTAATATCATTACCATCGCCTTGTTGTCCTATTCTTAAAAATAGTTCTGCACCTTCCTGATCTAAGGAAATAACATTATCGTCTGCTGTTGCAGTTAATGGTATTAGTAAACACATAGCCAATATAATATATCCAACTACTAATAGAGGTGTGTCTTTAGGTCTCATATTATTTAATTTTTCGTCTATGTTCATTAGAAGTTGTACCTGATCTCTGTTTCAGTACACTGATTAATACATAATTCTATAAGTTTGCCATCTTCTAAAACTATTCTTGCATTACTACCCGAGTCTAATTTTATATCTTGTCTGTTTGCAACTTGTTTAGTCATGTAAATTTTGCCATCAAAGTTATCAAATGTATTTATTTGTGTAGTAGGATCTAATCCTATTCTTGTACCTTGTATTCTATCAGTACCAGATTGGCTTTGCTCTGCTAATCCATCTACTTCTGTTTCTACAATGTCTAGTAAATCTTCTAAAAAATCTACGTCAAGTAAATCCATATCTAATTCTGTAAATTCTAAATCTTCTGTTGTTTCGGCTAATGAGTCTTGCTCTAAAAAGTCTATGTCTAAACCTTTAAAGTCTAATAGTCCGCCATCGCCTTTTAAATCTTCTACTTGTTGTTCTTCTGCTTCTACAATTTCTGTAGGCTTACTAACAATAAACATATTGTCTATTTGATTTAAGTCTAAATCCATTATAACAACAGGTTGTGTAGGACTGGTTTCTAATGTGCTTACCATTACTGCCTGATAGGCTTCTTCTAAAAGTACAGTACCACCTAAGTTTGTTACTGTTATACTACCACTTGGTTTACATCCTAGTTCTAATGCTGTATAATCATCACAGTCTTGATCTGGTAATAAAATAACTAAACTTCTACCTAGTTCATCAACTGTGGTTGTAAAATCTGTTCCCCTAACACCTATTGTTGCTGTGGGAGTTTGTATTACTATATTCTCTTTAGGAACTAATCCTAACCCTCCTGTAGCAAATCTGGCTGTACCTTGTACAAAGTTCATAGCCATTCTGCTTTTACTTGGGTCAGGATCATAAACGTATTCGTCTATTTCCATATATGTATGTTCTGTTAAACTAACTTGGGTCTCATCAATAAATTGTATTTTTAACCTGCCGTTAGTAGTTTCGATTTCATCGTAACTTACGATGTCCTCTTCTATCTTTGCGTCAATTTCTTCACCTGTAAGTCTCACAATGGAACCTTGAACACCACTTTGCTCAATGATGCCGCCAATAGGGTCGGCGGCATAAACTGTTCCAGTCATCAGCAATAGTATTGCTAAAGTATTAATCCTGTTGGATAACACTGACATTAGCATCTTCACTTGTTATTGATAAGTCAATAGTATTTGCACCACTTGAATAATCGGATGTTTGGATAAACTGGTATGTACCGTTTGATCCAACTAACACTAACTTTAAGTTATGGTTAGCACCATCTAATTGATTCGAAGCAAATTTATTATCACTACCAATAATGTCAACTTCCCAATCCGCACTTACTGAGTTTATCTGTACACCTGCTAAGGCTGTTGAGCCTGTTTGGTTAGTGTTATCCAAAGCCGCAATGACTTCTCCACTACCACCACAGTCGTTACAAGCAATAGTATAATTGGTTGATGACCCTGCACCACTCCAAGTATTACTATTTGTAAAACTATCAGTAAAGTTGTTTCGGTCACCTATGATAGATAAGTCTACATTAAATGCACCTGCGGCCGCGGCATTACTACCATGGGCTATACTTACATCAAATGTATTGGCATCACCAGTAATGCTAGATAATATATCACCATTATCAGCATCGGCTCCGCCATTGCTACTTATATTCATATCAAAGATGTTACTACTACCACCAAAGTAAAAGTCAAGTGCCTGTGAGGACTGATCTAAATACCATGCACCAAATATTTCGTTATTACTTCCTATTTGTGCTATATCTATTTTCATTCCACCACCACGTAATATCAAGTCTGTACTTGAAGCGGCGTTACCGGCTACCTTGTTACTATCACCCTGTTGTAATACTGTAAAAGTCAATGTGTCCCCTGACTGATCTAATAACACTTCGTTATCGTCTGCCATAAGACTTTGACTTCCTGTCAACATAGTTACTACTGCGAAGACATTGATCGCAAAATTCTTAATTAAATTTTTTGTCTTCATTATTTTTCTCCATTAATGGGTTCTTCCTTTAGAAGTATTTTCTTCCAAAGAGGTTGTTTAGATGATTTAGGTTCTTTGGCTAAGGCCTCGAGCTCCTCATCAGAAAGTATTTCCTCAGATTGTAACTGCATCCAGTAGGCTTTTTCGTCTTCTGCCACTATTTGCTCCCAATCGTCTGGATATGCTATCGTCCAATATCCTCTTTCATCACCTTGTTCTATAAGTGCTAATACGGCGGCTTCGATCGCTGATCTAACTGCCCATGTAACACTCTCGTTTTGTGTCATACCACTTTCAAATTCAAGTAGTTCAGTGTCCATATCATAAAATCTAAATATGTCTCCTGTTAAACCTGTACTTAAAATGGTTTTGTATGTCTGTACGTTGAGTAAAACTTCTCCTGTTAAGGTGCTTATAGCACGAAGTGATACAACAACACTATCTCTACGATATTGATTCGCTGAACCTATACCGAGATACCTCGCACCGTTACCGCCGGTCTCTATATTAGCGTCATACCCTATTATGCCGCCTTCTAGTACCATACCTGCAAATAACAATGGTTGAAGTTCTTGTGGTGGAGAAACTTTACTTGAATGTACTTCTCTTGTACTTCTAACAATCTGTCTCTCCCTCACTAAATGATCTAATCCTAATCCTCTTTCAACAACACGGAACCAAGTACCTCTTGGGTCATTTTTGGCTCCTGCTGATTTGAGGGCATCGATTAGTAATGCTTCTGCTCCTTGGGTGACAGCCGTACTAAAACTTGCCGCTCCGTCTGAGCTTAATCTTTGTCCAGTTTTATCTGTAAACTGATAAACTGCGACTGTAGGCTTTACCTCGGCTGGAGGTAATCTACGTAATTTCCTATAAGTGGGTAATTCTACTTGCTTAGGCTCTTCTATACATTCTAGAAAATCCGATTTGCACATGGTATCACCAGGTATGGACACTGATGCACAACCGCTTATGAATACTAATCCGAAGATGGCCAACCAAATGCTTTTCATTATCCGCCCGATATATTCCCTATTCCAATTGGAATTGTTACAGTAGTTATTGACCCGTCTGCATCAACAATAGTTAGTACAATACTTTGTACACCGTCTACTGTTATAATTTCATATGATACTGCATTTCCTTCAATGTCAAATGCACCTGATGTTGATCCAGTACAAGTTACTACTGTTGCAGGATCACAAAACATACTATCAACTAATCCTTTAGAAATTTGTGAATAGATCCTACTCTCCAAATTTCTAATAAATTTATTAATCGTTGAGTTATTTTCCTCACGTTCGGCCGCTTTAAGAGCCGATTCTATATCGTCTTTAATTTTATCCCTTCGTGACTTTTCCTGATTCTCAACTGTTAAATAATGAGCTCCAGTTCCTATTCCACTAAAACTAGGATTTTTAAATTTGTGCGTTAGTTTATCTGCATGTGCAGACATACTAAAAATTAATACTAAAAA